GCCGCCGCCACGGTCGCGGTGGACAGCGTGCCCACCGTCGCCACCGCGTTGCCGGTCCCGGCGCCGGTGGCGAAGTCCTGCGGCAGCTGGTTGGTGCTCGGCGGCCACGTGGCGGTGAGCCGCAGCATCCGGTACGGCTTGATGCTGCCGTAGAACGGGCTCGACGCGTTGCCCGGGTCGAACACGCCGTCGGTGTTGTCGAGGGTGAACGAGGCGGTGCCGGACTGCACCGAATCGAGCTCGTACTGCCTGCCCGAGCCGGTCGCCGTCCAACTGCCACGGATGCGGCCCGTAACGTCGTTCCAGAGCGGCGAACCTCCCTGCGTCCCACCCGTGTTGAACGCGATCTGCAGGTTGATCCGCGGCCAACCCGGCAGCATCCCGGCAACGGGCATCGGTTGATCCCTCCTCTCATCAGTGGGCGGCCCGCACGTAGACGAGTCCGGCCCGGGGGTTGCGTCGGTCGTTGCGCAGTGCGTGCGGCTGTACCGCGCGGAAGAGCTCGTTGCCGTCGAGCTGCACGATCGTTGTCACCTCGACTACGGACCCCGTTCCGCCGTAACTCCCGTAACTGTCACTGCCGTTGGAACCGGCGAGTGCCAGGTTCGGCGTGACGGCCTGCGCGGAGAGGCCCGCGGACAGCTGGGCAACGGCGCCGGCGGCCACGTGGGCGTGCTCGGCGACACCGGCCGCGATCCCGTGCGGAATCCACCGGCCGACCTCGTCGGCCATGACCCGCGACGGCGACGCGATCCCAAGGAACGACTTCGCCGACTTCAACGCGTCGTTGGCCAGCCCCTTGATCTTGTCCGTCAGGAAGTGGGCGGCGCCCGTGACCCCGCGCACGATCCCGTTGACGATGTTCGAGCCGACATCCTCGAAGTCCCGTACCACGCCCATGACTTCGCGCTTCGCGTCGTCGAAAGCGCCCGAGATCGCCGAGCCGATCTTGTCGGCCGTTCCGGTTACGGACCGCCAGGCATCGAGCAAAGGTTCGATAACGGCCGAACGGATCTGGCGCCAAATCACCTGTGCTGTCAGCTCGATGATCCGCCACTTCGCGGACAGCCAGCCGATTGCGTCCGTCCAAAGCCCCGACAGCCATTGCCAGAGTTCGAGCGACGGCGTGATCACGGCCTGCTTGAAAATCCGCCAGGAAAACGACGCGACCGCGCAGATTTCCTGCCAGGTTTTCACAAAGAATCCGGAGATGGCGCCCCAGATCGCCAGCGCCGTGCCGATGATCTGCTTATGCCAGTGATTCCAGATTGCGAGCAAAAGCGCGATCGGCGGGGCAAAGATCACCAGCAGAAGTGGCCACCATTTGCGAAAAAAAGCGGTCACCCGGCCGAAGATTTCTTTCGTGGTGTTTTCGATCCAGCGCCAGGCCGCAACGGCCGGATCTGCCACAAAATGCCAGGCTGCCGAGAAGAACGCGGCTATCGAGCGCCAGGCTGCCGACACTCCGCCGGTGATCATTCGCCAGAGGCGAACCGTTTCTGCGGCCAAAAAAACGAACGCGCCGACCACGACGGCGGCGACCAGCTCGGCCACTTTCTTGACCTCGGCCCAGACGCTCGACCAGTGGACCACCAGCCACGCGATCGCCGCACCAACGGCCATGACCGCGATAACGATCCAGGTCAGCGGGTTGGCGAGCAGCGCGGCCGTGAACGTCCACGCCGCAGCCGCGGCCATGTAGAGCCCGACCGCCAACACGCCGGCCAGCGCGCCACCGACCATGATCGCGGCGTCGTGGTGCTTCTGGAACCACGTCACCATGGCCATGACCCCGCCCAGCACGGCGGAGATGGCAGGCATGAGAACCTGACCGATGCGAATTCCGAGGGCCTCGGCGGTCGCCTTGGCCTCGGCGAGCCGCTGGTTGAACGTCTTCTGTACGTCCGCCCAACCCTCGATCGAATTCCCGCCCGCCTTGACGTGCTCGGCGATCCCGGCGGTATTCGCCTTGAAGTCCGCCATGTGGCTGCCCGTCAATTCGAGGGCAGCCTGCATGGATTTAGTGCCGCCGACCATGTCGGCGAGCGCACCGATATATGTCTGCTGTGCGGGCGGCAACTGGGCGAGCACTTTCTGAAAATCAGTGCTGCTCTTCGCCGCTTTCTGGAGATGCTCGACCAGGACCGTCCCGGACGGCCCCATTTTGGACTGGATGGCATTCGTCAGCATTTCCAGCGTGGACGCCAAGCCGTTTTTCCCAAGATTCTGGGAAACGTCGATGGCCTTGAGCCCGAGCGACTGCATTTCCTGCGCCGCTTTACCGCTGGGATTGGACAGTGCGCCGATCGTCTGCCGTAGGTAGGTCGCGGCGACGGCGGCCGGGGTGCCCTGCGCCGTCATCGTCGCCATGGCGCCGAGGACCTCTTGCAGGCCGACGTGTGCGGCCGAAGCGGCCGGCAGGACGTTGGCCATGGACCCGGCCAGGTCTTCGAGGTTGGTCTTTCCCTCGGCCTCCGTCGCGATCAGGCTGTTCGTGACCGCGGCGGCGTCGCCGGCGCCCATCTTGTAGGCGTTGAGCGCGGTCGTGACCGCATCCGTCACGGTCGAGAGGTCCGCGGCGCCGACCTTGGCGCCCATCGCGGAATCCCGAAGCACCGTCAGCGCGTCCGCGCCGTGGAACGACGCGGACTCGACGGTGTACAGGCCGCTGGTCAGCTGCTCGGTGGTCTGGCCGACCTGGCCGGCCATCGCGAGAACGCCGTTGGAGACCAACGACATGTTGGCGGCACTCTCGCCCGCACCGGTGCGGACCCGGGTCATGGCGGTCTGAAAGTCGGCCGCCATGTGGACGGCGTGCACGGCGGCGCCCGCCGCCGCGGCACCGATCCCGGCGAGCGCGGCCGTGCCGACCGCCCCCAGGCCGGCGAGCTTCCCGCCGCCCTCGGCCTCGATCCCGGCGAGTTCGGTCTTGACCGCCGCCGTGGTGGCCATGAGGCCGGTGGACTTGCCGAGAAACTCGATGAACACCGGAGGGAGGGCGCCCAAGTTGGCTCACCCCCGTCCGCGGTCTAGCTGCTGTCGGGGCCGTGCACGGCGTCGCGCCAGAGGTCCTCCCAGATCTTCGGGAGCTTCTTCTCTGCCGCCTCGGCACCGGTCTTGAAGTACGGGTACTTGGCTTCGACGTGCTTCTTGTAGAGGTTCTGTGGGCCGCCGGCGCCGCCGGACATCACGGCCGCCGAGAGGGATTGGCCCTTGCGGCGGGGCTGTTTCGAGGACTTGATCGAGGCACGCAGCGAGCCCGAGAGCTTTCCGGGACCGCCGGCGCGGGTGATCCGGCCCTGGGTGCGATCGACGGTGACGTTCGCGCCGGTGCGCGAGGACGCGCCGCGGTGGCCCCACCGGGGCCGCCCGCCCATTCGCCCCCGGATCGCGGTCCGGGTCACGCGCTGGGACGCCTTGAGTGCCTTGATGGTGGCGGCGTCAACGCGGCGTTCCATCCGGGTCAGGGCCTCGCCGATCTCGCGGGCGCCGCTGACCCGGCCGCCGACCGCATCGTCGTCACTCACCGCTGCCCCCGTCCTGTGCGTTGCGCCGGGCCTGGGCGACCGCATCGTCGATGGCGAGCAGCCAATCGAGCCGTTCGGCCGGCAGGTCTTCCCATGTGTGCGGCGGCCCGACCACCTGACATAGCCGCCACTCCCGGTACTGCTCCATGGGCAACTGGTCGGCGGTGTACGTGAATCGCCCCTCTAGCGCTACGCGGAGGCGGTAGAGGGCACGGTAGGGGACGCGTCGTCCATCGTCGGGCGCAGGTCGAGCCCGGCGTCGAGGGCGCCGTCGGCGCACAGCGCCCGAAGCTCGTCGTAGACCGCGCCGGGCAGATCCTGCAGGGCGTCGGTGGTGATCGGCCCCTCGAACGACCAGCCCATGACCCGGCCGACGACGGCAAGGTCGTTGAGCTGGTCGATGGCGTCGTAGGCGTCGGCACCCATCTGCTGGGCCATGGCCAGGGCTTCGGCCTCGTCGATGTCCTCGACCGACCGCGGGCCGGTGGCCGAGGCTTCCTTGATCACGGCGGCGAACGCGGGGTTGGCGGCGAGGCTCATCTGCAGACGCCGGGCGGGCCGGCGAAGTCGCTCGGGCACCTCCGACGGCTCCCGCAGGTCTACCCACGCGCCGGGGCTGGTGGTGAGGTTCACGCGCTTCACTGTGTCGCTCCTACTTGTAGGTTCCGCTCGGCAGCGCGTTGGTGAGCGTCGCCTTGATGGGGGAGTAGCCGCCGGACGCGCCAGCGTCGGCCGCGTTGGCTACGGCCTTGAAGGTCAGGGGGAGTTCCCAGTACTCCTTGGACGGCGACGGTGTCGCCTCCGGGTAGTAGATCTGCGAGCAGTGCAGCGCCAGGCCGTTGGCGGTGGCGCCGGCGCCCTGGGTGCACGCCACGTCGAGACTCTGCACGGTGCTGGCCTGGTAGATGGCGCGCTGGGTCGAGTCCTCCATGATCGTGGTGAGCTTGCCCTCGACGCTGATGTCGCCGCCCCACACCGACACGGGGTTCTGTGTCCCGTTGGCCGCGCGGATCACGTCTACCTTGCGCTTAATGGTCAACTCGCCATCGAGAACGCCGATTTGGGAACCTGCAAGCTTGGTGATGATGGACCAGTTGGCGAACGGGCGCAGGCTCCCCTGTGCGGGTGCCGGCGGCGAGGCGAGGGTGACGAACGCCCACCCGTCGCCCTTGGCCGACCACTCGAACAGGCCGTCGGCGTTCCACTTGAGGGTGATCTCGTTGAGCCGGATACCTGGGTACTGCCAACTGCCGAGGTTGGGGTCTTGGATGGTCCACGTCTTGCTGACGCCCTGGGTGTCGCCGGTGCACAGCACCGAGAATGCGGTCGCGTATGGCGCGGCCGAGCCGGTCACGACCACGTCGCCCAGAATCCCGGCCAGCACATGCCCGATCGAGTCGGCGAACACGTCGCCGCCCAGGTCCAGCGTGCTGCCCTTCTGCCCCTGCACGATCCCGAACGTCTCGACCGGGGCGCCCCGAATCCCCTTGTCCTCCGAGTTGTTGACGATGTCCTTCGGGGTGCAGGTCTTCCACGGCACCCACATCGTCGGCGCCGCCGGGGTTCCGGAGGTGGCGGCCACCTCCGTGCCCACGCCCAGCGTGGCGAGATGAGTTGGCTTAGGCACTGGCGATCACCCCCTCGGGCTCGACCGCCGGGCCGGCGGCGGTGGTGGTCTTCGGGGCGGTGTGCGCGCGGGGCGCCGGCGGGGCGGGTGTCCATGCGCCGTCGCCGGGGTCGGCGGCGAGTTCGTAGGTCTGGCCCGGGGCCGGCGCGATGCCGAGCGTGGGGTAGTACCGGCCGTCGT